CACCGCCCCCAAAAGGAACGTTGGTCACAGCACCAGCCCCTTGTTTGATCCCCACAGTCAGAGTCGTATCCTTGATCGCTCGACGACGCGCCATCGTAATGACCAACGCAGCAAACAACGTTCGACAACTGAAGAGCAGAGATTGTCGCAAGCAACGCAAAGCGTACTGAAGATCGCTTGAAAGTAGAAATTATACTATTTTTACGTAAATAGAGGCCGTGGACACACCACGGATAAAGTACAACGCTATTGGGAGTGCACCAAAGCGTATTGATTGTGAAACTTTCACGGCTACAAAAGGGCGGGAGCCAAACCGCCGGTATACGCAATACCTGTTGCCAATTAAATTGCCCATAAAAGGTCTTTGTTACATGTGTCAGTGCCCTGAGCAAAGGTGCCCAAATGCTTCTTGAACTTGGAAAGAGAATCAGGAGAATTCCTAACGACAGAAAGCATAGCGTCGACACGGAGGCCAAAATCATTACTCGTACAGTTTGCCAACAAATTCCACGCAAGCTTTTCAGGCTTATCATAGGAAGCTGTGCAATGTTTTCTGTCAACGTGATGAGACGTAAATGGCACTACCCCGGATGGTTGAATAACAACATCGCGGCTCTTGGTGCCAAACTTCTTAGCTGCTTCTGGGTTAAACCCAACGTCAGCAACCATGTCATCACCGTTTCCAACAAACTTCTTAGCTCCGCAAACTTTAGCCTGGCTGTGCCTGGTGAAAGTGTTATCTGCAGTAGTTGAACTTTGGCCAGATGTGTTCACGCCTTCTTTGTTGCAACGCCAAATTTCTCCTTTGTTCTCACAAACGTGCTTGTAGTTGAGATGAGCAAGAGTCATGATCAAGCTAGAAACTGCAGGGTCGTCACAAGACAGGCAGCGCCTCTTTGCGTGATTGAGGTGCGCCTGCTTGTCCATGGTGAAATCCCACATAGACGCGTCACAGGTCAGAAGAAATTCATCGTCTCCAAAGACTGCATCAAAAGCGGAACACAAATGCTTGATGCCTTCATCATGATGACCCATCCCAGCCGCAGAGTGAAACTTCTCCCCGGACTGATAATGATCAATATCTCTGGCATTCAAAGCCTTGTGCAATAGCTTTTGAACAAAGCAGTCAATCAACGAGCTGATCCATATCATTCTGTAACGTCCTTGCTTAGCTTTCTTCGGAGCATGAGGCTCTTGCTTGACGGACAAAAGCAAAACGTCTTTCAACCCAAACTTCACAGCTTGCTCGGGAGTGTACCCAGAGACGCTGTCAGCATGGATCAACATCAAAACCAACCTGCACTGAACCAAATCGATCATCGCTAACAACAACTCCGGGTCGGTTGCCCACTGTCTCTTGTTCTGCCTGCGAAACCTAGCTGAAACACCCGAGGATGTGTCTGCCAGAGTGGCAGCGAGCTTATACCAGCCTTCAAATCCTTGCTGAGCATGCGATTTCAACAAAGTGGTGTCAAAATCAGCGACGCCCGCCTCAAAAGCTTTCTCCCAATCAGCTGCAGATGCAACTGGAGGATCGACAGAGGCAAGCTTGGCATGCGCCTTCATCGAAGCTGAAATGTTAGCTCTAGAATTCTCTGGAGTAACCCACTCATCGTCTTCGCACCCTAAGTCCTTCAACAGCGCTTTGATCGCAACAGCACGTTCTTTCGCAACACCAGACATTGGCTTAGACTTCTTCTTGCGGTCAGGAGTGGTGGCTGACTTCTCACCGTCAACTCTGTACTCCCCAACTTTCTCGAAGAAAGCTTTTCCATTCTCATCTGGCATTGTTTCACCGAAAGGAAACCACGTGGGCTGAACGACATCCATATAAGAGCGATAAACCGAAAAAGCATCAGAAGACAAAACGAATTCATGAATAGCATTGACACCATGCAGCTCCACCGCGGACTTCAAAGCGGGAGCAAAAGAGAAATCACCATTGATGACCTGCTTCTTGACAACGGCAAGGTCTAAGGCGAACGGGAGGCAAACTGCGGCAGCAGCGACGGTCCCTTTCACGACTGTCGAGAGCGACAAACTAGGAGTTGTGCTCTCTCCAATGCTCTTAGGCGAAAGGAGACCGGGCGGCGCAGGAAGTCCATCACTA